ATTGGCAGATACTTGAGAGGGTAACACCATTTCGTTTCAAAATCCCAAACGTTTTGGTCTCCTCCAATCTCAATCGGATCTGCAGCAACGGACGTAGCGGCGTCGAGAGTAGTTGACGGCGTCCATGTTCCAGGTTTTGGCACAAAAAGAAGTCGACCGGTGTGCCAGCGAGTTCCAAGAACTTCAACCCGGTAAACAATTGTCCCTCGCCACATATCGAACGGTAACGCGGCGTAATCAAGGCATGTCGGGGACATAATACCGCCAAGAGCATTGGGCGGTGTTATCAACATTGTAGGTGTACAAGAAAGTGGCCAAAGACCAAGTCTATAACCTGGCGGCATGCTGTCAACAGTCCAACTAATCGTTTGTAGATATGTTGGAATAGCAGCAACTTGTGCAGGCGTCTTGGGTGACCGAGGCAAAGAAGCAAGCTCACTTTTAACGTGGTGTTTAGCCCCGAGAGAACGGGAAACAACCGAAGTCTTAAAAGTGGCTATATCAAAGCCATTTTGTTGCAAGGTTGGGACAGGATTAGTGAGAAGCTCCCGTGAAGATTGCCCAGAAAGAGCACCACCTTGTAAGTCAGCGCCAACAACAACTTCGCCATCATCATCAGACTTAACTTCTTCAACAAGCTCACGCCTGCGCGCTCGCAATTTCTCACTTTTGAACACGAAAGGAACAGCGACGCTAGGGTCTAGATTGCTCAGTTCAACAAATTCGGTCATTGTGAAAAACGGACGCGCGACATCAGCGGGCCGTAAGACTTTGAACTCACCATCCCAAGCAGTAGTAATCTCGATACGCGCTGGAGGACTACCATTAGGATCACTTTTGAGCGGGTTAAAGACCATAAGGACAAAACACCCATACCACTGCTGAAGGAGGGTAATCGGATGCCAAGACCAGGGCGCAACGAAAGGACAAGCGAGTGTCCCAGTCCGTGCTCCACCAGCATACATTTCCAAATGTTCAATAGTGCTCAAGCGAACAAGGTCCACCATATTGCTACCGCTCAAATCCTCATAAGCAAAACCAGGTATGTAGAATGCATATAGCTTCCCAACAGAAAAGGGAGAGCTATCAAGACGCAAAGAAACATTGCAAGTGCCCCGGAAAAACAGAAAGTTGTTGAAAGGGACACGATGCATGCTTCCAATAAAGCCAGCAGGCAAATTGACAGCAACCAGAGCAGTGCCAGGAGGGTCAATATCTGACCAGCTGACATTCATAATGTGTTGTTGCGTGGCAGCCATGCCAGCCATGTCGATTTTACGAAAACCAACATCGTCTTTCTGTTGCTTTCTAACAGAACCAGCTTTCTCAGACTTAAAGGTTCCAGCTTCGTCAAAAGTGACAAGAGATTGTGGAGTGGCGCCAACAACTGGTCGAAAACCAGTATCAGTGACGTGTATCCGTCGAGGGTCACGAACACGGCGCTTCTTCACATTGATCGACCCTTCCCACAAAATAGCAGGTGGGCCAAGAAACCAACCAAACTCAAAGCCTTCAGTTGCACGGACAAACCAATCACTATCGGGCTCCTTGCCATCATCAGGGACAGTCATCTCAACAGCAATATAGCCAGGATTACTCAAATTCGAAGCAGTGTCAGAAAGGGTTCGAGGAACCCAAAGAATGCGAGAGGGAACATCACACGGAAGTGTGAAAGTGTTCTGACCTGCAATATTAACACTGTTTCCAGAATAACCATGGTTTCCAAGAGAATAGAATGTAGAATCATCCAATGTCGATGGCTGTGTAAACTCACCAGCAATTGTCGGCGTGAAATCGACTCGATTGCGCCGATAATAATTAAACAAAGAGACAAGTGTTGGACATTGTATGTTAATGTCAATGTCTCCTTTGTAAAACAAAAACAAACGCGACCAAAAATAAATGTGACCGCATTGTCCTTTACCAACAACACCTCCCCAAAGACCACACGCAGAAAGGTCAAAGGAGGAACCAGTAAAGTTTCGTGCAAGAGCCCATCGTTGGATAAGATCCGTGATTGGCATATGTGCAAGATCCTTAGGAGTTGAGGCAACGGCTCCAGGGATCGCTTGAGTTGGATTAATCTTCTCGGGTGCTTTGGCGACATCCTGAATCTCCTCCATCTGAGACTGGATGAACGCTCCTCGTATAACTTGAGGAGTTAGCCATTGCTGGTTGCCACGGGCGTGGGACTTTGGGAAAGCTGCCACAAGGGAAGAGGGCGCATTGGGCCGCATCCAATGGTCTCGACGATAAACAGAGAGCGAAACTGTAATAGAATCGTTGAGAACATTAAAATCTTTATCAACGGCTTGAACGGCACGCCAATCCATGAGTTGCTCACGAACACCAGCATCGACAAGAGCACGTTGAAGCCGTTTGCGATAATCTTGCCACTGTTCCACAGGCCAACCACGAGCATGGATAAGTGTGTTGTTAGCATTAACAACAACTGCAATATCACTAGGAAGACTCGCGGTAACCCACTTCAAACTAGGCAAAAGATCACACTCATCCGGAATAGCAACAAACTCATGAAAAGCGGCTTCAACGCGTCGGGTACGGCGTTTGAGAAACTGAAGATCAAGAATCGGCTTCGTCGGAGGAGCCTCAAAAACAGGTGTCTTATCTACAGTCGTGTAGATAACACTATACTTTGAAAGCACTCGAGCCATTGAATGCATATTATAGATTTCAGGAA